GCACATTATCTCTTGCTGATTATGTTGATTACATTCTCGAGCAAGGCTGTACCACTCAGGATCATCACCACGACGAACGCGAACAACCTTGCCACCAGATTCTACGATTGCATCAATTTCATTTGGAAAACGAACATCAGCAATCACATAATTATTCCATGGTGCTTGTTCGCATCGACGCATTACAGTATGAACCCAGAGGTCAGGATGAAATACATCACGACCTGCCTCTGTGCCCATTAGTTGGAGAGCCAATCTTGGCGAGAACTCACGACCGAACTTTTCTGACCACCAAGTATCTGGCTGCTCGCGCCATGCTCTTGATTCAGGTGTGTCGCCTTCAAGCATAGAACGATTCCAACCGAAGATCGTGGCACAGGCGTCTTTGACGCTATTTGCATAACTTTCTTTGAAGAAATCATGACGATCAACCAAAAGATCTGCAACTGTGCCTTTACCTGATCCAATAAAGCCAACTAGACCTATGATCATAAAATATTAGAGAGATCCAACGTAATTAGCAACTGCGCCCATATCACCTGTAAACGCATATGTTCCAACGTGATGCGTTTTCATCCATGGGCAAAGCCAAATCTTACCACCGATCTTACGCCACCACTGGCAGAACATATAATCTTCAGACAAGTAACGATCGCTCTTACCATGATCAATTACTGTATCGAAGTATGCATGAATGTAGCGTGTACCGTCGAAGTTTGCTTGGCCAACGTGGTCTGGTTTGTAATTAAATTCAGGATACGCATCTTTAAATTTACCAAAGACTTCTCGCTGAACCATCATAAAGCCAGTTCCAATTTCTAGAACCTCTAATGGCTCACCAACGTTAAACTGACCTGTACCCGCGACAGCATTGAAGACATAATCACCAGTAACCTTTTCGAGTTCTTGCGGTGTAATTTCTGGTTTACGTTTCACTGCTTCAATCACAGCACCCCATTTGATAGACTTCTTCGGATATGGTCCACCAATGACTTCTTTATCCAAAGCGAGCATCGCGATGACGTCTTTCGGATCAAAGTGAATGTCAGAGTCAATAAAGAGAAGATGAGTAAATCCAGAACGGAGGAATTCATCTACAAGATAGTTGCGCGCGCGAGTAATCAGCGACTCGTTAAAGATATATGAGAATCGAGTTTCAATTCCATAATTCGCACAAACTGCTTGCAAATCCAAACTGGACTTGACGTACATACCATGAGCCATGCCACCATACATAGGGGTGGCTACAAATAATTTCTTCTTACGAAGTTGTTCGACAGAGATTTCAAGTTGCATTATTATTCACTCCACTGAAAAAAGATTTAACATTATCAAGAATCTTTTGTTGATCGTCGAGATTCTCATTTACCATCACTTCTATATAGTCCATCAAAGTTAGCGAACTGCGGATATTTGAGATTTTAGTTTTACGTGAGTTCTTAAACTTATCATCTTGGTCGTCTTTACGATCAATATGACGTTGATCTAACGTCGAGTTCTTGACTGTAAGAATTAAAACCTTAAAATTCTCAGGAAACTTTTCTGAAAGGAAGTCTAACATCTTTGCGTTAAACAATCGATCACCTTCGAAGATTACATTGATGTCATAACCACCTTGGTTTGAGTCGTTATCAAGACCAATGAAGAACTTTTCAGCGTCTGGTTGAACTGCCATTGATAAGCGATCTGTGCCTTGAAAGGCATTACCATCATTTTCATATTTTCCAAGAATATAGAGATTGAGTTTCTCAGAATACATCGCATCAAGAAGTTTCTCTGGCTTACAAATTTTCCAATCATCAGCCATTGAAATCAACTTGAACATTAGAGTGGTCTTACCAGTTGCTGGCTCACCACCCATTGCAATCACTTTCACCATAATGCCTCCAAACCTTCCTTTACAGGTTGTTCATCTTCAAACATCCAATCAAGTTTTTCTATTCTACCTGTTCTCAGATAATAAGTAAACTTTTCCTTGTTGATTTTATTTCTTGAGGCAAGTCTTGGATCAAGAGTTTCATTTCTTGCTTGCCATAAGACGTTCCATTCAATACCAGTCCAACCATCACCCTCTGCCTGAGTGATCTCTTCAGACTGGCGATCAAGATAATAACCAAGATAACGTCCATGATGTTCACGAAAGATTTTCTTGAATGAACAAAGACAAGTCTCCATCGTGAAAAAGTCTATTTGACTGCTCAGTTGAGGGAATCGAGATCGGGTTTCCTCAAGAATTTCCTTGGCGATGCTTTCAAGGTCTGCGCATTCTGCAGCAGTGAGTTTAACATCATATTTGTCGTCTTGCCCGATGGCGAGATGCAAACCATTACGATGAGAACGAGACCCTGCAAAATCGTCAAGCATGAGGCTGTCAGGTACACAGTTAATGCCAGCAGTATGAACAAGATGCTGAAGGTAAAACCAAGTGGAATAGCGACCAAATTTGTAAAGAGAAGTCTTAAGATTATTCCAAAGATTGTGGAAAGATTGTGTTTCGTTGTCACCATAATAATTTTCTAGAACCTCACGTTGAGTTTTCTTGCCAATAAATTGTTGGTAAGAAGCGAACATGGTTGGCAAGTGACCTTTGTTCCACTTTGTGTCTGTTTGATAACGCAAACGTTGGTAATTTTGACTATTCCACCATTCGATACGATCCACAGTGGCGAGTTCATAATCTGGGAATTCATTTTTCAGAACCCAAGCAGTCGGTAACTGATATGTGTTACCATACAACCAGGCAAACCAAAGTCTTTCTTCACTATTGTGTTCATATCTCTTATGAAGATAATTTGTCATCCATACCGCTGGATCACAGTCACCATACTGCATTGCCCAAGCATACCAACGTATGAATTCTTCACGGCGTTGAAGGTTCATGTTTTCCAATAAAGACTTTCAGTGCTTCTTCCAACATAACAATTACTTGCTTATGTAATTCGGTTCCTTGGGCGAAGTTAGGATCTGGGATTTTAGGAACATTAATCAACGAACTGATTCTTGTGGCTTTCTTAAAGACTTCCTCGCCAAATTTCTCACGAAGTTTATTCTCGTTACTATTGTCCATGTAGAATACAACATCAGCCCAATCAATCAGATCTTTTGAAACGGGAGTTGAACGAATACCTGTACCATCATAACCAGATTCACTTAATGCTGTGCGCATTTTCTTTGCAGTTATTTCGTTGCCTTTTGTATTCTTTAAAGCAGCGGATTTGACATTCCAATCTGGACGCATTTTCTTTAGGATAATTTCACCCGCAGCAGAGCGGTTTATATTACCATGACACACAAATAAAACGTTCATAGACCTTGCTCTCGTAGTTGTACCATATGCGGATAAATGTCCTTTGAGTTTATACCACCAACGGCGTCAATGTCAATCTTTTCTCGCAAAGCATTCAATCGCTTTTCAACAACTTTTCGGCTGTGTGCGTCGAAATTAGTCCATTGATAAATCTGTTCAGTTTCAAATTCATAAGGTTGGAATTTAGGAAACTTATATGACGTTTCCCAGAAAATCTCTGTGGGGGTCTTTTCTGTATTCAATGCAGCGTCTAGAAACTCACGACACCAGCATATGCAAGATTCCATTTCAATCATATCCAGAGTTCCTGGGAAGTGACGAAATTCAATCGTATTAGTTTCTTCCCACATCTGACGAAGATTGATTCCTGCTCGTGGCGAAAAGAACCACATACGACCCTTTTCAGTTAGAGGTGCATGTTCTTCATAAAACTCCTGAGTTGTTTTTGCGTTCATCATTGCATTTACGCGAGACTCAGGTAACTTATATTGATGCGACTTCTGTCGTCGCTTCATTCGTTTCAATGCCCATTCATAAACTTCAGGCTCAAGCATACTTTTACTAGGAACTGGAATAGTCTCTACAATATCAAATGCTTGCTGTTGAAACTCATTAATGTACCGTAACAGTTTCTTACAACTATCAAGATCGTCTTTAAGACCAGGAACACGAACGTGAATATGAAGATTGCTTCTGTAATTAACAACAGGAGCAGGTTGAAGCATAGCATTGATTGCAGCAATATGCTCAATTTGTTCTTTGACGGTGTCGGTTGGTTTGGTGTTTATTTCGCCACCATACTTGTACAAAAGACCTAACGGATCGTTTGCAATGCCTGTGGTACTAACGCATGTATTGTCTTTGTCGTTCCACTTTGCGCCAGTCGGAAGTTCATTGAAGCGATAAGAATCGCCATATTCAAGTTCAACACCGTATGTGAAACTGGCTTTATCATAATGCATATTTTGCCTTTACGTCGTTAATGAGACGAAGTTGATTGATTAAGAATTGCTTTCTATTATACCTGACGAAAGCATATTTCGCTATTTTTTTTCGATCTTCCATAGTGTATTTTTGGAATCGTTCAATAGCAGCCTTGTATTGCTCTGACGTTGGTACATCTAAATTGCGATCAAGAAGCGCCATTGAAAAGGGGTGCATGTGTTCCTGTTCGGCAACATAGTCGCTACCAAGAACAATATACGGAACACCAAACGTAGCACCTTCCATAGATACAATTCCAGTAGACTCTTTACCGCTACCAAGAATGTAAGTAGCCTCGCGCATACACTTCATAATTTCTTCGCGAGGGGCATCAAAATGAAACTTGATATTTTTATAATTCTTCAACGCTGCAATATTGTTTTCATCTTCTTTCTTGATGTAGCAATGCTTTAGTGTTGTGAAGACATGAAGAACAAAATCTTTTGGTGCATGCTTACCGTGCATACGCATCATAACTTGTGGCTTCTTACCACTATCCCAACGACCAACAAACACAGCATATGGTTTCGGTTGAACTGGCTGTTCTTCCTTTTCAACTAGATGAACAGAAGTTGTACCATCAAACAAGCCACCAAAACGTTCATGCTGCCATTTAGAAACGCCGCACCAATAAACTTTCCTACGATCAAACCGACTTTTAATTTCAGGAGTGAGCGGCATTGAAGGGCGATGATAGTGATCAAATACAACACCATTTTTGTAATGTTTGTAAATACTCGTTAAGTGTTTACAAGAATTATCCATTACAATATTAGGTTGTACTTCTTTTATCACTTTTACAATTGCATCAGAAATCTTTTTAGTCAATTTACGCTTATCTTTTACTGGCAAATTAACATCGTGAATGCAATCAAGTATGATCTGATTCTGAAATTGAAGATCAGATCCTTTCATAGTCAAATAGTAAACGTCATAATATTCAGATAGCACATCACGCTGCGCTTTACTGAACTTCTGAACTCCATTTAAAATTCTATCTTTTTTAGATGGAGCAAAGACGTTATCAATGAGTAGAATTTTTTCTTTAGACATTCTGCAAGTCAGGATTTTTCAATCGTACCTTAGACATATGAATTGATAGATCTTTATCAATTGACATATATGTGTTCATCGGAACAGGTACAGGTTTCATATGAGCACGAAAGCCAATATTTTCAGTAGAGGTAATTATATACCCATTTGGCATATGAGTAAAGTATACAGGTCTCTTTCCATTACGATAGAATCTCAATTTCTTTGTAGCGTGTAACTCAGCAACAGCCATTGAAGATTCAGGGAATTCTTCAAGAGGAGACTTACCAGAAGTGAGCGAGTGTAGGATCAATTCACTATCATTTCTGGTTTTACATTCGTACCCATAAAGATCTTTCCACTTTTCTGGCATCTCTTGCGATACAACACCATTGTGAGCGATTGAATATTGATCGTTGTATATGGGTTGATTGTATTCAAGATCTGAAGTTGAATAACGACAATGTCCAATCATATAAAGATTGCCGTCTTCATTAAGAAATTCCTTAACAGATTTTTCTAAATGAATTTGTATAAATTTTTCGGCAGGAACTGGTTCAATGAAAGACGTGATGCCATTTCGCCAATGAAGAAGGAAAGATGCTCCTGTAGCGTGTAATCCTCGAATACTTGATTCCAGGAAAACCTTTTTGACAATATCCCAATCCGTTTCAGATGGCTGATGTAAAATCGCACCAAGTATAGCACACATTATGCAAACAATCCTTCAAGGCTCGAACCCTTGTTCTTGTTGATCTGATTCAAATGATATTTATCAAGCATCTCTTGACCACCGTGTTCTCTCAGGTAGTCGTACCACTCTTCTTCAGTCCACATACCTTCTGAAATACCATTCCATAATGGTTTCCAAAGTCTATGTTCTCTGTTTTTACGACGACTTTCAACATATTGATAACGAGTGTTTTCATATTCGTATGAACCAAGTTCAAGCATCTTCTCGCGGAAGTAGCAAACAAGACTGATACGTTCTGCATCTTCATCTT